AGACAGTATGGAAATGAGTTTGTTAGCTCATCTAATCTCCTATTAGATCCAATGGCAGTTAAGAAGATGCGAAAGCGTGCTGGTAAATATATCCATCATGAGCTAGATGAATTTGACTATATTAATATTGATGTTAAAGATTGTTTAGAGTGGGATGAAACTTTTGACATAGACTCTTGTAGAGACTCTGATAAGTTTTGGTTATTCTCAGTTGATATTGCAGAGGGTAATGGTGGTGATGCTTCAGTAATTAATATTTTTGAATTACAACCAATGAACATCCAAGAGCTAGAAACTGTTAATAACGCAGGTGCAATGTATGACTTCTTTAAATTTAAGCAAGTAGCTAGATTTAAAAGCAACAAGCACGTTATTGAAGATTTTGCTAAGGTGTTATATACACTGTCAGTAGATATATTTTATAACGAGAATGTAAAAATGATTGTGGAATACAATACATATGGAACTGTATTATTTCAGTACTTAAAGACGGTATTTCCACAGAAGAATGATTTTGATGATGAGATGATCGTTAGATTTAAACATAGACATGATGCTAGAACCCTAAAACCAGGTATTAAACTAAAATCTGATAACAAAGCGATATTTTGTCAAAACTTTTCTAAGCTATATAATGATAATAGGATAGATATAACAGATGAAGCAACTGTGATAGAAGCAAGTCTTTTTGGTACACTACCAAATGGAAGTTATGGAGCTCAAATGGGACATGATGATATTATTATGACAGCCATTACAGCTACTGAATTTTTTAACACAACAGACTACGCAGATTTTGTTGAAGAGGCCTTAGATTTTATAGATGATAAACTACATAGCAAGATGGAATCTATACTATTTAAAGATAATGATAGCGAAGGAGATCTTCAATATGATATTTATGACCTACTTAAATAAATTACAAGATTAAAGCAGATATATAATAAAAGTAAAAAAAATAAAATAAGAACAACTATGGCAATAAGTCCTCAATTACAACAGTTCAAGAGCTCAGGCGTATATCGCTTAGAGTTTGACAAATCACAAACGGTTAACATCCCAGCTGAAACAATCAGATTGGTTGTAGGTTACTCTAAAAAGGGTCCTTATAACACTCCAGTATTTATTGAAGATACTGAACAATTTACTCAAGTTTTTGGTGGTGTTGATAAATCGTTAGAAAAGAAAGGAATGTTTTTCCACAGATCAGCATTAGAAACTCTATCAAGAGGTCCTATCTTAGCACTTAACTTAACTTCAGCAGATGTATTAGATAAAGTATCTATGATATCTCCAGTTACTGATGGTGGTGAGCAAGGTTTATCTTACAATGAGTTAACAGTTGCTTATTCAGATGTGTTTGATACAGATAAATTCTGGACACCTTCTGATAGCAAGCTTTTAACTGCAGCTAGTAATACAGCCAGCAACTCTAGTAAAGCAATCACCTTTTCTAATATCAAACAAGATCCTATTACTATTATTGTAAAACAAGCTGCAAATACTGCAGGTTTTGAAGTTACAGCAAGAGAGTGGTATGGTGAAGGTAATGTACCAGAAGGTATTACTGATCTAGAATATGTTTCTGATTATATGGTAGACGTATTAATCTTTAAAGGAACATTCAATGCGAATGATTTAAATAATGATCCAGTATATGGTCAGTATTTTGATTCTAAAGGTTTAATTAAATCTCAATTAGGAACATTTACAAACTTAAGAGAAGTTAGCTTAATTGCTCAATATAGTGGTTCTTTAATTCCTGAATTTATGGATAATGAAGGAAGACAACTATATATTGAAACTTTAGTTAACGCTGAAGCTAGAAGAACAGGTTTATTCTGTGCAGTTAATGAAGACGCATTAGGATCAATTGATCTTATCGGTGAAGGTTTTGATATCTACCAAGATTATCAATTACTATCACATAATATTGAACAAACAGTAGATGCAACTTCAGTTGCTTTAGCTAAAATAGTTGAAGTTAATGAAAATGTATTGACTATTCAAGGTGCAACAGTTGCAACTTTACCAGCAGGATTAGAAGTTGGAAAATTCTTATTATCAGAAATAACTGGTGAATATTCACAAATTCTTTCTAGAGTAGATTCTGGATCTGATGTTTTAATTACAGTTGATACTTTAAGAGATATTAATAAAGCTGGTGGTGTTTATGAAACATTTGCAACAGGAACTGCACCGGATTTTGCTCCAACAGGAACAGTTACAGTTAATGCAGGTGGTGATTTAGTAATCACTGGATTTACTACGTTCACTGCTAATGATTTAAATATTACTAACTCTTTCTTATTATCTGCAAATGCAGGTGAGTATGCTAAAGTAACTAACATAGATACTTCTGTTGCTGGTCAAGTAACAATTTCAAGTTCTGAAGGTTTTGCTTCATCTTATGATGGATTGAGTGGACTTAATCCAATTGATGTTTATATGAGAGCTGCAAGTGCTTCAATTGTAACTTATGAGATTAATAAAAACGATAGAGTAGAAGAAGTACCAACAGGTTGGACATTTACTGCTGAAGGTGTTGGTAAAGCCACATGGCACAAGACACAGGCTTCTTCATTAGCAGCCCCAGTATTTAATGCTGATATTAAAGTTGGTATGTATATGCCAGATGCTGTTAGTGGTAAATTAGCTAGAATCTTACAGATTCAAAAATTACCAAACGTAGTTGACAACTCAGGAGCTACTCCAATGACAACTTACAAATACAGATTTGTTACACACAGAAACTTAACTACTGAGCCAGAATACGCTCTTAAGAGATATGAGGATGCAACTTCAACTTACACAATGTTCCCAATTGCTGGATCTGTTGTAAATGAAAAACCAATCTCAGCTCTATTAACAATGTTAAAGCCAGGTAATGGTTTATCTAACACATTAATTGATAAAGATGCTATTTCATTTAGATATGTAGTTGACACATTCGCATCTTTAGAGGCTGGTGGAATTCTTAATAAAGAAGAGATTACTCAACTTTGTAAAGAGAGACAAAATGCATCTGCTATCTTAAACGCACCAATGGTACACGAGCTTAAGGCTTCTACTAATCCTTCATTCAAAAATGAAATAACTGGAGTGTTTGAAACAAGACATATTGCAACTGGTGGTAACTTAACACTTAACCCAACTGCATTATACACATTACCAAGCTTAAACGAAGGTGCAAACTTTGGTTTCTACTATGGTCCTGGACTTAATGTAATTGAGAATGGAAGAACAAAAGTTATTCCTCCAGCAGCTTACGTATCTAATAACTATATTGATAAATACTCTGACGCATTACCATGGTCAATCATTGCAGGTCCTAGAAGAGGAGTTGTTGGTGGAACTGGAGTTCAGTCTCTTGAATATTCATTCGATAAAAATGATAGAGATGTACTTGAGCCATTTGGAATTAACCCAATCGTTTTCGAAAGAGGAGTTGGTTTAACAATTAAAGGTAACAAGACTGCACAGCAATCAATCCAATCTGCATTATCTTCTGCTCACGTAAGAGAAGCAATGATCTACATTGAAGATGGTTTAGCAGAAATCTTAAAGAACTACTTATTTGAGTTCAATAGTGCTCAAACAAGATTAGAGATTAAGACTCTTGCAGATAACTTTATGGAGTCTGTAAAGAAAGATGGTGGTGTATTTGATTACAGAAACATCATGGATGGTACTAACAACACTAACGATGTTATTGACAACAACATGGGTATCTTAGATACTTACGTTGAGCCAGTTAAAGGTCTTGAAATCTTAGTATCGAGAGTAACAATCTTAAATACAGGTGAAATTGCTACAGGTAACTTCGCATAAGAAATTAGATATATAAAATAAATACAAATATAAAGATATGGCTTTACCACATTATTCAGAAGACCAAACAAGTAAAAAAGGAAGAAACTTTGAGCCAGTTCAGGCTAACCTATTTGAGGTAACTATTTTACCTCCAGCAGGAGTAGATGGATCGGATTTGTTCTTACAACACATCAATTCAATTTCCGGACTTGATGGTCTATACAAAGGAGTTGACGCAGTAACTCAAAAATATAAATTCGCGTCTAGATCATATGCAGGTATGATAGGGGAAACGACAGTTGATGTAACAGTTAACTTTTCACTTAACCTAAACGATGCAAACCAAGCTTACTTATATAAGTCTTTAAGACAATGGTACAGAGCTCAGTATAATCCTGAGACTGGCGAAATGGGTCTTAAAAAGAATTATGTTGGTACAATCGTAATCGTACAATTTAACAGAGAGGGAGACATTTACAGAAAGGTAACACTTGATGATTGTTTCATCACGTCGGGTATTGGATTCACGTCTGAATTATCTTACGAATCTGCAGATCCAGCAACATTAGAAATTAGCTGGAGATCAGATGTATGGTCTGAAGAATTAAACTAAATAGATTTTTTATCTATAATAGAAGAGGGAGCCTCAAGCTCCCTCTTTTTTTAAACACAGAAAATATAATATAATATTAAAATAGTAAAATAATATGGAGAATACCAAACTCACTAAAAAACTCCAAGTATTATTAACAGAAACTGAGGTTAGTCAAATTAACCGAGTTATCTTAAATGATGCATTGGAGAGTGAACAAAGACCTGTATCGGTTAGCGCCTTTATTAGGCATCTAATCCAAGAGGAACTAGAAAGAAGGACGCCAGAACAAAAAACATATCTTAAACAAAATCTTAAAAATTTAAAACCAAAATCAAATTAATATGTCAAATCAAAACAACATGTCAGAGGAAGATTTAGCAAAATATGCTGAATTAGATGCTAGAGAACAAGAATTGCGAGGCACATCTCAACAAAACATTGTCGAGGATGTAGAAGCAGTAGAAGAAGTCTTAGAACAAAAGGGACTTGGTAGTGTAAATATGGCTAATTTCGGACCAACAAAGGCAGAATCATCAGATTCTATTTTAGGGTGGATGGTATTAGATCAAGAATTATTACCATCAGGTGGTAAGTTTTATCCTGCTGATTCAGTAATTAAAATTAGATCTGCAAGGGCTAAGGAAATCAGGCATTTTTCAACCATGGATGAAAATAATTATATTGACATGGAGGATAAGCTTAATGCAATCGTTGAATCATGTACACAATTAACGGCACCGGGTCAAAGAATTACTTATAGAGATCTTTTAGAAGAAGATAGAATTGTAGTTTTATTAAGTATTAGAGACTTAACTTTCCCAGAGCCTGAAAATAAATTAATGCTTAAGGGTAAAACTGAGAAAACTAAAAGAACTGTAGACATTGAATTATCTACAAAGTACCTAGTGCCAACTAATGTACCGGATGAAATTGAGAAGTACTATGATGCTACTGAAAGAACTTATGTTATTCAAACTAGATCTGCAGGTACAATCAGAATGAGACCTCCATCAATTGGTTCAATGCAAAAGATTACTACTTATCTTAAAGATCGTCAAGAAAAAGATGTGGAATTTGATAAAGCATTTGTACAAATATTGCCTTATATCCAACCTAATTATCAAGAACTTTCTTTAACTAAGATCTTTCAATTAGAAGTTGAGTACAAAGGATGGGATGAAAAGAAGTTTATGATTATTTATAGACTTGCAGAAAGAATGAAAATTGGAGTTGCTACTTCACTAGAAATGGAATTTGATGGAGAGATTGCGAAAGCCCCTCTTGATTTCCCAGGTGGCATCAAAGGTCTTTTCATTATTTCAGATCTCGCTGGAGAACTACTTTAAGACCAAGTTCTACCTGGGCGTACATCTTAGAATGCAACCGTCTGAAATTGAAGAAATGTTTTACTACGAATACTGGTACTACGTTAAAAACCTTCAGGAGCATATTAAATCTAAGAACAAACAACAAATGGACCAACAAGAACATGCGGAGTCACAAAGGTCATCCTTTAAGACTCCACAGATGCCCAAGGCCCCAAATATGAGTTCATTTAAAGCACCTTCTATGAAGATGCCTAAAATGGGATAATATTTAACAGATATATAAGATAAGAATGGAGTGTTGTTTATTCGACACTCCATTTCTTATGAAAAAATTAAGTTAAGAATTATATATGGCAATGCCCAATCTTACAAAAATCTTCGGTTCTGCTTTTGAAAAAATAGGAAGTCAAAGTACTCATATTAAAGAATCAGCAGAAGCTAATGTAACAACTTCACAATCACTTTCAGTTGGAGGTGCCGTTTATTTAAAATTAGATGAGATATTAATTGCTATTAAGGAATTATCGGGCTCTGCTAAAAAACCAGACTTTAAAGAATTAGCAAAGGCTAGTGGTGGTGGGTTCTCTATGATGGATTCACTAGCATTGGCATTACTAGCACCTACGCTTAGGCCAATTGGTAAAGGTTTAGGTTTTGTTATAGATGCTATTAATAACTTAGAAGAGGGTGGTGAAGAGAAGGCTAAAGCCCTAGAAAGTATTTTTGGAGCGTTGGCAAAGCTTGGTGAAGTTGGTAAATCTATTTTTGTATTTGCAGGTTGGATGGCCCTAGCATTACCATTCTTAATAATAACTGCCATGGCATCTCCGATAATAGCTATAGCACTTGGTGCTACTTTAATGGCAGTAAGACTTGCTACTAGGAAACTAGACGAGGAGCAAATGGAGAAAATTAAAATGCTAGGTGATGTTGGTAAATCTATATTTATGTTTACTGCTGCATTAGCATTAGCATCTATTATTATGCCATATGCACTTAAAGGTGCCTTAGGTGCCTCTATGCTTATGATTGGTATGGGTATGGTGTTTATGCTATTAAATGAAATGGGCATCTCAGATACCATAGAAAAGACAGCAAAGGGACTTGCCATGGCAGGACTTGCAATCTTAAGCCTTGGTGTTGCATTAGCATTATTTACATTTTTACAACCGCTAGCACTTAAGGGCCTAGCAGGAGCAATGTTAGTTCTTGTTGGGATTGCATTTGCGTTCAATATGATCGCGGATGATAACGATTTTGAAAAAGGCGCAAAGGGACTTGCATTTGCAGGACTTGCAATATTAAGTCTTGGTATTTCATTAGCATTATTTCAACTTTTAAATCCTAGTTTGGCTACTTTAGGAAAGGTAATGATTATATTAGGTTTACTTTCTGTTCAATTTAAAATAATTGGAGAGGGTGCAAAAGAGATAAAAGAAGCTGCATTCGCATTAATGTTTGCTGGGCTTTCAATTGTAGTAGTTGCACTTTCATTCCAATTAATGAATTTAGTACTTGGAGATTCAATGAAGGATCCTGCTAATTATGCAGGTTTATTATTGGTTGGAGCACTAGCAGTTGGATATAAATTTATCGGGGAACAAGCTAAACATATCCAAAAAGGTGCCATTGCAATGATCGCAGCTGGTGGGTCATTAGTAGTGATAGCAATCGGTATGCTTATTATGAGCAAGGCTTTAAAGGATAATGGCTGGGAACTCCTAGGAATGACTGCTGCTCTTATAACTGGACTTGGATTAGCAATGGCGGCCGCCGGATTCGGGGCAGCGTTTATACTTCCAGGTGCTGCTGCAATGGCAGTTGCAGGAATTGCGCTAGTAACTATAGGTTTAGGTATGATGGCCATGGGTAAAGCATATAAGAGCCAGGATGTAAAGGATTTAGTTACACCAGTGGGTGGAGAAACTCCTATTAAAACTTTATTAATGGCAGTTGCCGATGGTTTTAATATGTGGCCATGGCAAGCATTTGGCGTCGCAACCGGGGCCGGGGCAATGTTAATCGCCGGTGTTGCTTTAATAACTATCGCGAAGTCTTTACAAATGTTCGGTAAAACTGCAGATAAAATAGATTTACCAACTATCGGTGAAACAATAGCCCTAATGATTGGTACTCTAGCAGTTCCTTTCTATAAAATTGGAAGTGGTGGCAAATTAGCTGCAATAGATCCAATGACCGGTGAAACGACTGAAATACAATTTTCAAAGGGAAGCTTCTGGGGAGGTAATCCTGTTGCAAATGGTGTTAGATCTGTCTTAAAGATGGGTACTGCCCTAACTAATATTGCTGGAGGTGTGCAGAGTATGGCTAATCTTAAATTCCCGACTGGGTTTGATAAAAACGGTAAAGCTACTGGATTTGAAACTATTGGCGGTGATGCATTTAAGAAAGTAATTAAAAACACCAGCATGTTGGTTGGTTCTCTAGCAATTCCTTTTGCAAACATTGGAAATGGATTGAAAATAAAAGTAGTAGACCCAATTACTGGAAAGGAAAGTACTATACAACTTTCCGGTGGTAACTTTTTCTCAGACAATCCAGTGAAGAAAGGTATTGACGCTGTGATGGATATGGGTATGGCTTTAAGTAATCTAGCAGGTGGTGTCCAAGATATGGCAATGCTTAAAATGCCAACTGGTTTTGATCCTAAGACTGGTAAGGCTAGCGGTTATATGAAGTTTAATTCTAAATCTGCAGAACTGGTTACTGACAATACACAAACGTTAATATCAGCACTATCTGGTACCTTTGCTCAAATAGGCGGGAGGCCAGATGCACAATCCGGATTCTGGGGTGGAAAATCAACCATTCAAAAAGGTATTGACTTAGTTGCTGGGGTTGGAACTCCATTAGTTAATTTAGCTAAAGGTGTACAGGATATGTCTAATTTAAGATTTGCTAAGAGATGGGACAAGGATGGTAAGGCCGTTGAGTGGTATGAAATGAAAGATATCGGTACCGTTGCCGAAAATGTTAAGAAAAATACTAAAGCACTTATTAATGCCTTGACAAGTGTATTTAGTGAAATTGGTGGTGGTAAAGTTCAAGCCGGTGGTTGGTGGACAGGCTATACGAATTTTGACAAAGGTATTGAAATTGTTTCTCTGATTTCAGAGCCTTACTCAAAACTAGGAAGTTCGATTTCAGCTATTTCTGAAGCTGTAAATAAATATGATGTTACTGAGACTGTTGCTAAAGTTAAACAATTTATAGGCGTCTTTACAACTACCGGTAAAGCTGATGAAGATATAAATCTATTAAATACTAAAAAGTTATATGTTAATGCAGTTGGACATAGTTTTGAAAAGCTAGGCTCTTCAATTCCAGCTATTATTAGTGCAGTCGGAACTTATGATGCGGAAAAAGGTAAAACATTTGCCAGTATGTTTATTGGACCAGTGGATGCTAAGAACCCAGATACTAGTTATAATGCACAAAAGTTATTATGGCATGCGGTTGGACATAGTATGGTACAGACTGGTAATAATATGCCTAAGATTGCTGAAGGTATTAATGCTATAGATCTTGAAAAACTAGTTGAATCTAGAAAGATGTTTGAAGCACTTGGTGTTCTTTCAAACGGCGGCGAGCCTTCTGATATTCTAGCACAAATGGGCGAATCTTTAGAAGAAGCAATGCAAAATCTAGCGAATATGTTACAAGAATTCCAAGGTGCTGTAACTTCTGGTAACGAAGGTATACTTGATGCTACTGGTAAAATGACTGCCGCTGCAGGATCAATACAATCTTCCGGGGGAACAAATAAACCAGGGGTAGCACAAACTCCTCCTCCTAGTGATGGTACAGTTGTTGCTGCTATTAAACAACTTCAAAACACACTTGTAAGTTCAGGGATTAAGGTTAATAGAAGTTGGTTTAGTTAATTGAAACAAAACTCATATATTCTGTATAATTTATAAATACAGAATATATGATAACAAGTACAACTTCACGGTATGGCAGCTCAACGTTAACGTCGGCATCATACAATTACGAACACAAAACTTTATTGGTTAATTTTAATCATGGGTCATACCTTTACAAAGAGGTAGAGGCTACAGACTGGAATTTATTTAATCTTGCAACATCTCAAGGTAAAGCCTTAAATGAATACATTAAAGGTAAGTATGAGTTTGAAAAAGTAGAAGCTGAAAAGGTAGGAAGTCTATTAGACGAACTTCCACCTGTAGATTATCAAATGGGAAATTAAAAAACTAGTTCTTTAGCCGAACAAATAAAAATAATAAAAATAATAAACATATGGAAGAGCAAATAATTGCATTTGGTTTAGGTGTAGTGGTAGTATTAACAATAGTTGGTATTATTGGTATGTTTAAGTCAGTGAATAAAATAAAAATAATTAGAGATGACATAAATGGAATCTCATTAGATATCGTAGATTTAGAAAGTAAAATTAATTCTAGACTAGAACATCTGGATGAAAGAATTGATAATGAAATTGATAGACTGCACGATATTGAAGATAAACTATATAAGTATATAGATTCTAGAACTGATAAAATGGAATCTAGGTGCGATAATAAATTTAATGATAATACTGTATTTGTAGATGGACTATATAATACTATTGCAGATATTAAACAAAAAATAAAATCAAAACTTAAATAATTAAACTAGGCTAAAGGACTAGGAGAGGTGGCAGAGTGGTCGAATGCACCAGTCTTGAAAACTGGCGTACTGCAAGGTACCGGGGGTTCGAATCCCTCCCTCTCCGCAAAAAATAAATAATATGACAAAGGAATCAATTATAGAAAGATTATTAGAACAAGGACACATTGTTATTGGATGTGCTGATAGAATCCTAAATAAGAAGGGTGAATATCTACAAGACATTGAAGATTTACACAGAGATGGTCCAATAACAACACACGAAGCGGTATTGTTACTAAGAGATTGTGTTGGCTTTCATGAAAATAACCAATGGCAACAGCCACATATAACATATCCATGGACCCCAAATGAAACGGGAACTCCTCCAAATATATGGTATTCAACCACAACAGAGCTGTAATATGACTGATGCAGATTTTATACACAAACACATAGAAGTAATCTTAGATATACCTGGAGATTTAAGTTCAGGTATTAATGGATGCGTCCGCGAAAGTGCATATGAAAGAGTATGTGAAATACTTAAAGCAAATGGAGCAGGTGAGCCTATTATAGAACATGTGATTAAAGATTCAGAAGTAGAAACAACTTATTTAGTAAGCAATGGCAAGTGATATGATTTTTTGGGATGAAATGTGGAATCAAAGCAACTCTACTGAGCCTAACGTAGAAAATCCTAAAACAGACGAATGTTGTGGTGAATGGGATAAACTTGGAAGATGTGCTTGTTTAGATAAGGACAAAGTTTCTACAAAATAATTGCCAAAAAGTTTTTTAGTGTCATATATTTTGTTTATATTAGTACTATAATTAAAACAGATCATTATGAAATCAATTAAAGTATTAAACTCCGGAGATATTTATGGCCAAACTAATGGCTCATCTAACAAAGGGCATTTACATAACACAACTTATAATGACTTATATAGAGTCCTAGGAGAACCAACCTGGAAACCAGAAGATTCTGGCGATGGTAAAGTTCAATATGAATGGGTAGTAGAATTTGAAGGAGATATTTTTACAATCTATGATTGGAAAACATTTGATGAAAGCTATACATTAGAACAACTAACCACATGGAGCATTGGTGGTAAAGTTTATTCAGGATATTTTGAAACATTTATTAAAACACTTCTAAAAAAATAAAGATATGCCAGAATTAGCAGAACTAAAATTAACAGCAGACTATATTAATTCCAATTGTGGAAACATTAAACATATCAATATAGAGAAGAACCCAGTCCACAAGGGAGATGATATTAATATATCTTTCACTGAATTCACGATAGTTGCTGAGAGTCGAGGTAAGGAGCTTCTACTATGGCTTAAAGACTCTAACTCAGATCAATTCATAACCATACAGATGACAATGGGTATGAGTGGTCACTTTCAAGTTACAAATACTGGCCAAGAGCCAAAACACGCACACCTTAAATTTTATAGAAAGGATGGAACTACTCTTTCCTTTGTAGATGTAAGGCGTTTCGGTAATTGGAAGCAGGGTATTACATGGAAAGACAACAGAGGCCCAGACCCGACAACAGAGCCGCGTGAATTCTTTTTGAATATAATGACGAACCTTACGAACCGAGCTTTTAAGAAGCCACTCTATGAAGTTCTTATGAATCAAAAATACTTTAATGGAATTGGAAACTATTTAAGAGCTGAGATTATTTATAGAGCTGGGGATGTGGATCCTTTTTTACCAGCAGGGCAGCAGATTGCCAAGTACCCTAAGATCTTACAATTATGTGAAGATGTGCCTAATTTAGCTTATCAAAAAGGTGGTGGGAGTATTAAAGACTGGAAGAATCCATTTACAAGTCAAGCATCAGAAAAGTTCTTCTTATGTTATGGAAATAAAGAAGATATGGATACGAGAAAGGATAAGAATGGTAGAACTTTCTGGTATGAGCCTAAGTGGAATGCTCCAACACATAGAGACGATCTTAAAGATTGGGATTATTATAGCGGGCTACCTTCAGTATCGTCATACGCTTAAAATATTTAAATTATGAAAAACAATATGAGAATTTGGCACATTAGTGATACACACACATTCCACGAATTACTGGAGATACCTGAAGATATTGATATGGTAATTCATAGTGGAGACTGTAGTAACCCAAGAGACCCTTACAATAACGAACCAGAAGTTAGAGGATTTATTGATTGGTTCGCCGGTCTACCTATAAAACATAAAATATTTATTGCAGGTAATCACGATACTTCAATTGAAAAAGGGTTAGTAACTAAAGCAGATTTTACTGATCATGCTATTCACTATCTTGAAAATGAAACTATTGAAATAGAAGGTATTAAGATCTTTGGCTCACCACATACTCCTCAGTTCGGACAATGGGCTTTCATGAAGGCAAGAACTAAGTTAGATAGAATTTGGGGGAGAGCAATTCCGGATGATGCTGATATTATTATTTGCCATGGTCCTCCAAGAGGAATGTTAGACCTATCATATGATCAAAATCGTAATTTAGAATTCTGTGGAGATAAATCACTAATGAATAGGGTAAAGGAAGTAAAACCAATCTTAGTATTATTTGGGCACATACATAATTGTGCTGATATTATTAACGCAGGAACAAGAACTATCCCAGAATTATATACAATATTCTCAAACGGTTCTGTTGTAACTGATGGTAAGTTTGGTAAATTAAGTAGTAACGGAAACATTTTAAAAATATAATATGGCAGAAATTAAAATTAAAGAAAGTGCACGTATAAAATACCAGAGCACTACATGGCAAGGCAATGTTGAAATTAATGGTGAATCTATCGAATACAGATGGTCTGAGGATGATAATGGAGCTGAGCTCTATGTTTTTACCAAAGGTGACGGATGGAATGAAGTTCCAACAGATGAAGGAAACTATGCGGTATTATATACTGCGATTATGGAATGGGGAGACCCTACTGAATTCGGCGAAGATGGTGAAGTTATTGAAATAGATGACATAATGATCGGCGAGTATTAATTACGAATTATTTAAAATGAAAAAAACAGTTAATTTACCAAAAGAACAAAAACAAATTATAGTAGATGCGCTTAGAGCATATCAAACTGCAGTTAGATCTTTAATATCACCAACGGAGAGTCAAGAATTAATCTTTAAAGATTTTGATATGACAGGTTTAATTGGAATGTTTAAAGATACTAATATAGATATTAGAGTAGAATTGCCAGAAGCACTTCATGATGGTTTTGTACACGAACATGGCGTAGATTTCCCAATCTATTCTACTGAAGGAAATTCATTTAGAGAACAATAGTATGAATAATTTAATAATAATAGCACACCCAGACAAGAAGTCATTTTGTTATAATGGAATCTATAAGACCATTCTAAAAACATTAAAGGAGAACAAAGAAGATATTAAAGTTCTAGACTTATATAGAGATGATTTCTCTCAATCTAGAAAAAAACTTATTAAAGGATATCAAGAAGCAGTAACATGGTCTGATAGAATCTATTTTGTCTCACCTGTCTGGTGGTTTAGATTAACTCCAAGAATGGAAATCTTTTTTGATGAAGTAATGACACCTGGATTTGCATATAAATTTGTGCCTATCTTTGGCAAGTACGCTTATCCTAAGCCATTCTTAAGTGATAAAAAAGTTAGAACATATATTACACACGGTGCTCCGGCATTGCCAGTAAAGACGCTCTATTTAAACTCAGTTAAACTAAGATTGGTAATGGGAGTCTTTACATTTGTATTTGGGTGGAAAGCTTCCAGATGGTTTAAGACAAAACAGTTTTGGTCGGTTCCATTTGAGACTGACGCCAAACGCGCAAAATATCTAGAGACGATAGTAAAGGATGTTAAAAAAGACATAGGAATAAGAAACAATTAAATATTTGCCAATATAATATACATGAAGATAATCTTAGTAGGAAAGGCCGCTAGTGGTAAAGATTTTTTAAAGAGTAAAATGGAACGCAAAGGTTTTAGAACCGGAGTAAGTCATACAACAAGACCAGCTCGACCTGGTGAAGTTGATGGCGTGGATTATCATTTTATAGATGACGTTAAGTTTATTGAAATGATAGGGCAAGAAGAGTTTATTGAGTATATGGAATTCAATGGATGGTTTTATGGACAAACAGAAGAGGATTTTAATGCATCAGATATTATGATAATGTCTAAGGATGGTTTAGATATGCTTCCTAAAGTTTATAGAGATCAATGTATTGTAATCTATCTAGATGTCCCAATGGCAGAAAGACTTAAAAGACTCTCAAGTAGAGATGATAAAAACGATAGTATTGAGAGAAGGATTACCACAGATGAAAAACAATTCCATGGATTTACCGATTATGAAATTAGAATTACTAACCCAGATTTTTAAGATATATAAAAAACAAGAAAATTTAAAATTTAAAAAACAAGTAAAATGAGTAAAGAATTAAAGAAATTACAAGCAACTCAAAAAGAGTTAGAAACTAAAGTTGACGCAATGCAGACTGAAGCTGCTGAGAAATTATTCGTAGTAAACTTAGAAGATAAGGCTATGATTAAAACCATGATGGACCACTTAGATAAGTCTTATACATGGAAAACTCAAAATGCTGCAATTATTGTAACTTTGCATGATACATTAAAAGCAAGGCGTAAAGAATTAGCAGGTGATGCAGAAACTACTGAAGCTACAGTTAGCCTTAGAGGCCATGAATTAAATGGACTTTACCAAGCTTTATTAAACTGTGAAGGAACTGGAGTTGAAAATGCTCGCAGGTTTATTACAATGCTAACAATGGTTGGGCAAACAGTTGGAGAGGCAATGCAAGAGCTTAGTGCTTTAAATGAAACTATTAAGGCTGCACATACTGAACTAGCAGAAGCTGAAAAGGCAGTAAGAGAATTTGGCTTGGAAGTTGAAAAGGTAGAAGCTACTTTAGAACCTGTAAAGTAATGAAGTACAAAAGTAAGAGTCAAAAGCGTATAGACTTTATTGACCTTATCTCAGAGGCTATCACACATGATGATATCTTCGGTACAATTAACTACAAGAATCAGAATGAGGATCAGATAAAGCAATTTATCTATCCTCACCTTGTGGATTCACTTGCTGAATATGTAGTTGAAGAGAAGGGAATTGAAAAGGCTATCGCTAAAGATCAAATTAAGAAAAGTTTAAAATGGGAAGGTAATGTTAATACAACAGTTAACCACATTTTATTCATGGGAACACAGAACCGACCTGATATGGTTCTAGAAATGAACGGTCTTAAAATTGCAATTGAATTCAAACGCGGCGGAAAGGGAAGCGATCTAAGATCTGGTTTTGGCCAGTCTATGGTTTATGCAACTCATTATGATTTTGTACTCTACTTATTTGTAGATACTACAGATGATAAACGTATTTTTAATGCTACTGGTGGAGGTAACGAAACTGAATTCGTTGATAATTTATGGGACCTATATAATATTAAATTTATAGTAGTCTAATATGGCAATATTCGTAACATCAAATATGCAATTAGGAAGACCTAATGCAATGAAAACATATAAGCGTGATTTTGATAATGTAGATGATATGAATACACATCTAATTAATCAATGGAATAGTGTGGTTAAATCAAACGATACTGTTTATCACCTAGGTAATTTTGCATGGGATCCTAAAACTGCACAAGATAGCTTATTAAGGCTAAATGGTAATATTAAAATGATTATAGGTGAGCATGAGGCTGCAATAAAAACTTTAAATAATAAAGGCATGTTAAGGGCTGGTGTTTCCGTTGTTGAATGTATTCAATTAGAAGAAGGAGCCGTGCTTAGTTATTGGCCTCTGGGAACATGGCCTAATAAATCTAAGAAACACTTCTCTGTTATTGGTTATCCTGGAAATAAATTTAAATCAGATCCTAAAACTAGAGTAATTAATGCATCTACTGATTTATGGAATAATACACCTCAAAATTTAGAGCGTATTATATCAATATTTCAAGATATTTAATAATTGTTAATAACTTTATGGCAAATAAATGCCATAAAGTTTTTTTATGTCATACTTTTTTGTTATATTTACACTGTAACATTAAAACAAACACACATGAACTACACAAGATTTAACAGACACGAATCAATGAAATCAGAAACTCTTTCTGAAATTATGGATATTAAAGGAGAACTATACAGAGAAGATATTAATCGCGATTCTAATACTAGACGCCTTGAAAATATGCTATCTGGACTATTTGATGGATTCTTATACGAAGAGTTACAGATTTTAGCACTTAAATTACCAACTGATTTGGCAACAAGAATTATGAAAGTATACTTTACTTGTTCAAGATTTCCAAAATCAGAATCACAAGTTTTTTAATTGTTAATAACTTTATGACAAATAAATGCCATAAAGTTTTCATATGTCAAACTAATTGATTATATTTACACTGTAATTAAAACTAATAAATCACATTAAAAATTAAAACATGCCAAAAACAAAACAACTTACCTACCGCGAATTATCAGAAAACTTTGTTCAATCAAGAAGCGAAAAAGATTACGTAGCACTTTACCAAAGAGTGCAGCCGGGTTTACGCTCTTATATCTCAAATGTTGTAAAAGATAATGAAGCAACTGCGGACATACTTGTTAATACACTAACTAAACTATGGACTAAGATTGACCAGTATGATCCACAATACCAAATTACAACTTGGTTATATCGTATTGCATTTAATGAATGTTTAGGCTATATCCGTAAGCGTAATCGTACTTATTCTATTGAAGGTATGAAAGACTTCGGTGTAGAAATTACAGAATCAAATAAACTTAGCTATAGTGCCCAAGATTTACTTATTGAGAATGAGACTTTATCAGAACAAGATTTCTTAGATGAAGACAATACTCTAATGGATAGATATACATCTGCATTAGAATCTATTAAAAGTTTACAACCTTTATATAGAGGTATATTAGAAGATCGTCTACTTAACGAAATGAAGTATGAAGATATTGCAGATAAGTATGATCTACCATTACAGACTATTAAGAATAGAATTAGAAGAGGTAAAACTTTAATAGCAGAAAAAATGTCAAAATAATTTAATTAAGGCATAAACAAACGAAAGTTAAGCTGTATAAGTATTGTAACAAAGCAAAAAAGATTGTTCTTTATTTCTTGGTAAAATTAAACGATGCTGCTGTGGTGGAACTGGTAGACACGTTGGACTTAAAATCCAATGGACAGTAATGTCCGTGCCGGTTCGATTCCGGCCAGCAGTACAAATAATAATTGAGAGGAGTTAAACGTAATATCCTAAGAGTACAGTCGACGGACTGCTTAGGTTGGGACTCTGATGCTGTAAGCGCGCTATAATGAGTGAAGCCTCTCAATTATAATATTTGGCCCAATAGCTCAGCTGGATAGAGCATCTGCCTTCTAAGCAGACGGTCTCAGGTTCGAATCCTGATTGGGTCACTGTTGAAGATATTAAAGATATATAAAGATCAATTAAAAATTAAATAATTATAATGTCAACAAACGATCAACAAAACGGAAACTCTCAATTAAATAGCGAGAGGAGTAACTTTAATCGTAAAGTAGCCGGTTTATCTATTTTAGGTAGAACTAAAAAAGTGCAGTGGGATAGTAAGAGAAGATACCGTACCATTTAAAATAATGCCTCTTTAGCTCAGTTGGCTAGAGCAGCTGATTTGTAATCAGCAGGTCGCCTGTTCGAGTCAGGCAAGAGGCTCATGTATATTGATCGCGAAAGTAGCTCAGTTGGTAGAGCGAAAGCCTTCCAAGCTTTAGGTCGCCGGTTCGAACCCGGTCTTTCGCTCAAGTTACATCGGGAAGTTAAACAGCCCGGGACAAGCATAAAGGTCCTTAAACTATGCAGGCGACAACCTCGCGATGCCTATATAAGTAAGGAGTGAGGTCTTGGATATATGGGAAACAACGAACCCTCCAAGTAGTTTGACGTTGTTTTATGTGGTAAGACACTAATGTTGTTTGTTTCAATACGAAAATCAAACCGTTAAAATCCAGTTCAGACCGTTTTATCTGAGCAAATTATGCATATCGCGACTAATCTCGACAATTAAACAAACGAGGATTGGTTTCCAAGATCGCTGCAAAGCGTTTGAGATGGGTTCGATTCCCGGTCGCTTTATGTATATTAAAAGAATTAGAGAGGCAGTGAAGCTGTAGTTAATGGTGGTGCTAAAAGAATGAAAAAGGGTTTAGAGTAGTTCGAGCGTAAGCAAACCATTAACCAGAAACCCCGAAAGACCCGAAACCTCTCTTATATTAAAAAGCCCGAAGTACAAGGGAACGAAGATAGGTGCAGCCTCTCAAACGTTTAGTTAAATCTTTCGTAGATTTTTAATTGATGCACACCCACCTCCAAATCGTAGGTTGGCACTGTTGGTAACTCAGGGGATATTTTAAAAGTTACACTTGCTCCGTTCGTCTAACGGTTAGGACATTAGGTTTTCATCCTAAAAATAGGAGTTCGATTCTCCTACGGAGTACTAATACTTAATCATAAATTATGATAATGTGTAAATGTGGTAACGTAACAACATCAGTACATACAAGTAACACATATATTTGTAAACACTGTAATGGAGTAAACGTTACAAAAGATAGCCCAACCTCTTAATTGAGTTTGGGTTTTTTATGAAACAAAACCAGGGTTCTCTATATAGATATTAACATGAGGGATTTAAAGAACTGGTTTATTACTAATATTCTAATAGCATTTACCAGTATCTGGCTAAGGTGGATTAAAAAAACACGAAATCGCTTTTAACTTAATATAATAATTATGGAAAAATGGAACCGAAGTGAATGGCAAGGTCGTAGTAAGGCTCAAGTAGAACGTAATGAAACCATTGGTGGAATTATAACAACAGTATCACTTATTTTAATAACATCTCTCATTATCTTTAGTATCATATACTAAATTTAACCTCTAATTAGATATATAATTAAGGTGGCATTCTTATTTGCTTCCTTTAAAAATATTAATTAGCTATGAAAAAGATTATTGCCTGGATTAAAGGCCTACTACAAGACGAAAAAGGTACGCCATCATCTAAAAGATTTATCGGTATTATTGCCGGGCTTTCACTCTGTGTTACTCTTTTTGCTAATCAATTTACAGATGAGCATATTGCTCCTGCAGAATCATTAGTTAACGCAGTCGCAGCAATTTGTATCGGAGGTCTAGGATTGGCTTCTGTTGATAAGATTTGGGGTAACAAAGATAATACACTAAAGTAAAAAATGTCAATGGGTATAATTTTTACTAGTGCTCATGTTTGGGGTTTAGGAATAAAGAAGTAATTAAATTAAAATCCAGCGTAAGCTGGATTTTTTTGATATATAAAGTATAATATAATAATATAAACTATGGAAAGATTTAATAGTATGCGAGACTTTGAGAACGAGGTTCTAAAAAGAGCCCTGGCCAAAAAAAGCACCAAAAGTATATGTGGTACTAAGTGTAAGTCAAATACACCAAAAGCGAAAGTAAGAACCCATAAAGAAAAGGACTCGGTTTTATACATACAGGCGACTAATCTATCTACAGTAGCAAACCAATATTTAAACGATAATTTAAAAAGCACTAAGCGAGTTGCCCAAACCGTTGATTTATCACTTATTGGTGAAAATGGTTCAAAGGTTACGATTAAAAGATCTAATCAATCAGGTTCATCAAGTGAAGTTAAAACTACAATGTCAACTTCTATTAAAATAGAGGGAGATGTGAGTTATGGCGCAGCAAGTCTAAGCTCTACAGCCACTGCATCTTGGGGTGAAGAATCAACCAACGCGGAATATGAAAAAGAACAAAATGAGCAAGAATGCGTTTTTACATTTAAAAAACAAGACTCTATAATGGAAATATACCATAATACGTATTCGTGTTCAGAATCACCAATTCTAGATGTAATGTACACGTGGGATAAAGTAACTGTTAGGGTTGCTTGTACATATAAAGGTGAAAATGGAGAACCATATGATAGTGGTAGTCCAACCAGAATAGTAACTAGAACATATGATATACAAGACTTGGGATTTGTAAATGGTAGAGTTATGATTAAAACACCTGTTATATTTGATTACTCTCAAATAGACGAATGGCCAAGCATTTGTGAACAAGCAAGAATGACAAGTACGGTGGTAAACCGTCCATCAATAAAAATATCAAATAAATAAATTATGGCAAATCCTATAGTGTGTATTGAAGCAATTGATAGCGTAAAAAAATCAGTCCAGGGCAATGACCCAAGAACTTGGATGAAAGCATGTGCAATAGAGACTTTACTGAAAGGTAAAAGTGGTAAGCACTTTAAGAATTGCTTGGTAGGTAAAATGGAATCTACTGCTCAACACATAGAAGATCCTGCTGGTTATGCAGAAGAATTGTATAATGAGATTAAAGGCAGTTGTAGTTAACATTAAAAATGCCTTGGTGGTAGTAGAAGAAAAAGAAATAAATTATGAAACTCGTCGATATAGTTAAAAGAATGTTAGTAAGTAGAGTTATACTCAGTTTTACTATTGTATTCTCGTTTTTTGGTGTAATCATCGGCATCGGACACGCAATGCATACT